ATATGAAACTCGCAGTGATGGTATCTCCTAAAGTAGATATTGGTGCTGAGAGTGCTTATATTAAACTCGACCAAAGGTATCAGCACTATATGAAACTTGCCGAAGAAGCAAAGTCACAGTATGATGATTGGCTTGAAAATGAGAGTTTAGGGGCAAACCAAGTCAGCACTTATGATGTACTACTTAGTGATAGGCATTACACATCGCGGAATTATGAAAAGCAACCTACGCCCACAGTAAAAATTAAAGTGGAAAGTGTGACCGCAGATAGCATTTCAATATCATGGAAAGTTGCCAACACTAGTCATTTCGGGAAGTTCGTCGTTTATATAAGTGAAAATACTATCGTGAATCCATATAAAGACGGAATGTACTTTAGTGATAAAGTAGACAATGGCGCTACTAAAGTTAAGAGTACAGGAAATATACGTGATAATCATTGTAACATCAACGGTCTATCAGAGGACACCACTTACCATATTGCAGTGTTCTCTGTTGAGCGCAATCAAGTCTTCGGCTATAAAGAAATCACTTCAACCACCCTTGAAGCACTTGTAGTAGAAGATGAGTGAGGTCTTGAATTATGGCTGATAAGTACATAAGACAAGAGTTCATTGATAGCACAATGGAGATTTTCACCACATTGTTTAATGATGGAAGTGAGACCACTGATGGTGTTTATTTGTATCTTTTGAGTGAAGGTACACAGACTAACGTGTATGGAGAGCAGAAGTACAAGACCTATAAGCCACCTGTCCTTTTGGTGTGCCACGTAAGACTTGTTCCTACTCAGGGCAATGAAGACGTTAAAGGCATAAAGAACCAAACGACATTCAAAGTGCCTTTACAGTCTTTACTTGACTACAACTTAGGTGTTACTGACAATGACCTCAAAGTAATGCGCAAAGGTATGATGCGCTATAAGGATACCTATTATGTGATAGACAACATCACACCTAGTACCTATGTAGAGGACACATTTTTGTTTTACTCCTTTGAATGCACCGAAGCGATAGACACCACGTCACTTAATGTTGAAACAGAGGAACCTAATGAGTAACTCAGGTTTAACATTGACTATGACCGGAGACTGGAATAAAGCGGGGTTGTTCTTGCAGAATTTAGCCGTGAAGTTGAAGCCTGCGTTTGAAGCACAACTTTGGGAAGATGGACAGTTTGTGTTAGAGAAGATGAGAGGTCATATCGACTCACAAGACCTTAGTTGGACACCTCTTTCCCAAAGAACAGTGACTCTTAAAGGTGGAGACTCCACAATATACGTGCAGACGGGACAACTCCGAGACGGTCTAACAGTCCGTAGAATCAAGTCCTCAGTTAGTGGGAGCACTCTCTTTATTGGTGCTTCTCCGTGGAAGACACATGAAGGTGGAATGAAGATGTCTCAACTGATGATTTGGCTAGAATACGGAACTGATAAGATACCACCTCGACCACTTGTAGAGCCTACAATTCATGAGGTGGAAGATATACTTAAATCACATTGGAGAGAACTCATGCAAGAGTTAGTAAGGGTGAAATAATGTCAGCAAGTGTATGGTTTGAAGAACTCAGTGCAGGACTTTTGACAGAACTCTATAATACTATAAGGGTCAAAGACAGTAGTAACACTCTTGTTCAACTGCCTAGGACTTCTTTTATTGTAAGAAAACCCGAGGAAGACTTTAAGATAGAGACCTATCCATGTGTAAGTATTTATCACTTAAACTATAAACACGACCCACAGAGGTACTATCCACACCCTGTGGTTATGAGTGTTGATAGAGAACACTACACCGCGCAAATGCAGGACTCAGCAGTACCTTATAACATCACTGTTCAAATAGACTTTTGGACTCGATACCAAACTGACATGGATAACATGACACGTACTTGGCTGATGAGACACTTCCGCCAATTTAACCTCAGTGTTACAGACGACGGCGGAACAGAGAGAACGTGTAATTGTTTAATTAACGGAGACGTTGAGAAGTCAGATTTAGTGTCGGGTAATGAAAGACTATACCACACTATCATTAGATACACTGTTTGGGTAGAAATTGATGATGAAGTAGGTTATACTGAACCTGTAGTTGGTACTATCAATATCGACACTTCAAATGAAGACTAGGAGGTATTTTAAGTGATTAAAGTAACAAATATCTCTGGTGGTCAATTCGTTTGCACACTCGCTAGTGGTGAGACTTTAAGACTCGATAACAATGCAAGTGTGATTATAGATGAAAAAGACCTTACCTCAGGAATGAGTAATGCTGAAAGACTTCACAAGTTGCTCATTGAGAAGGTGTCAGAGACAATACGTAAGACTACAACAAAAAAGTCCGCTAAGTCGGATAATAAAAAGGAGGAAAAAACAAATGGCTGATTATAATGCCCCTGGCGTATATATCAAAGACGTTGTAAGTGGTTCTCAGTCCATTACACAGGCATCCTCTTCTGTAGGAATACTCTTAGGTGTTACCCGTAGTGGTAAAGTGGGTGTTGCTCAGAAGATAGGTTCTTGGAATGAGTTCATCGAACTGTATGCGAATGGACTTGATACACCTTATATGGCGAACAGTTATCTCCCGTATGCAGTTTATGGTTTCTTTCAGAACGGCGGTAAAGAACTCTATGTCGTAAGCCTTAAGAAGAATGGTGTTTGCGCTACTGCAACAGCAACTTCGGGTATCGTTTACGTCGCTGCAAACGAAGGTACTTGGGGTAACTCCCTTAGTGTCGCCGTAACAAAGAATGAAGACTGGTCTGCATCTAACCCCGAGTTTGATGTAACTATTTCACTTGGAACGAGTGACAGTGTTACTATCAAGAGTGTTAAGTTGGATACTTTCGCTTCTGCTATTCTTTCTAACCCGAAGGCTTCTGCTTGGATTAAGACAGTAACTATGACAGGTGTTGAAGCACTTGCCGTAGAGACTGCTAATTTAGCAGATGGTTCTGATGGTTCAACACTTAGTGACGCGGATTACATTTCTGCACTTGACATTATCGGCACTGTTGATGATGTTACTTTCGTAGGTGTTCCCGGTCAGACTTCTAACGCAGTTAATAGTGGAATCATTGCTTACTGTGACGCTAATGGTCTTTTCCCGATTCTTGATATGCCCCTTGCAACAACAGTTGATGGTGCTAAGACATACAGAAAGTCCATTTCAGCATTTACAGGTGCTATCTGCTACCCTTGGGGTAACATCTATGACCCTCTTTCTAACACTAACATTAGTGTTCCTACGTGCGGTCACGTTATGGGTGTTTATGCTCGTACTATCATGTCACGTGGTATCTACAAAGCACCTGCCGGTATCGAAGCACAAGTAAGAGGTTTCCTCACAATGGTAACTGTGCTTTCAGAATCAGACCTTTCAACACTCAACCCCGTTGGTGTTATCTGTATTCTTGTTAAGCCTAATGCAGGTATTGTTGTATGGGGTGCTCGTTCACTTAACTCTACAGATTCTACAATGCGTTATGTTTCTGATGGTCTTCTTAATCTCAATATTAAGAAGTCTCTCTACAACGGAACGCAGTACGCAGTGTTTGAACCTAACAGTGAAGACCTGTGGAAGAGAGTAGAGACTTCTTGTAAGTCATTCCTCGAGACACTTCGTTCCGAGGGTGCGCTTAAGGGAACTCCTTCCGAAGCATACTATGTAACAGTAGATGGTTCTAACAACACTCCTACGACTATTGCACAGGGTCAACTCAATATTGAGATTGGTTATTCCCCTGTCAAGCCTGCGGAGTTTGTTATCATTAAACTCGCACACTCCATTGAGAGCGCAGAGTAAAGGAGGTAAAGAGACAATGAAGCATTTTGCAGAGATTCTTAAGGATGCACTCACAACTAAGGCTTATGCGGCTAGAACATTCTCCGCAGACCCTCTTATGTCCTTTAAGTTCCGTGTTGCTATTAGTGGTAT